GGAACACTTCGCGATGGGAATTGGTGGAAAAGCAATGCTTCAAGAATGGCAGACTTGACGAAACCCACATCTACGTGATGAGCGTTTACGAAAAGTCTGACCCTCATTTTGAGCCGACCAAATTCCTCACGTTTGAAATTGAGGCAATGGCAAAATCGTACATCATGGAAGGCATTGAAGACCAGCTTCGTGACATTCGCGGAGAAGACGACGACGACGAGGATTAATCTCTTCGCGTGTTAAGAATGAACGAGGGGTAGCCCATCAGCCACAGCACGCTTATTCCATAGAGACCACTGAGAGTGCGAATTTGCACGCAATCCGGGGCCAGCTCAGCGCGTTCCATTCGCGAATAAGAGCTTTGGCTTGTATGGAGAGCTTGAGCTATGTCCTTCTGGGAAAGCCCGCTATTAAGGCGGGCTTCTTTAATACGAGAAGCAATCAGGAGACGAGCTTGCTGATGCGGCATCTTAAGCACATCTACGTCGCTTTTCTTCAGCAATAGCATTTCTTATTCAGTCCTGAATAACTGTTTCTATAATAAACAGCTTTTATTGGTAAAGTGAATACATGAGCACCACATCTTGTCGCTACGATTTCTCTCCCATTGAGAAATATGAGGTGACGCCTGAAGGTTATCTTCGGGCATGGGCCTCTATTGCTCGCACTGGCATTCAGCTCTACACAGATGCTGACGGCTCCGTGCGCCGTGAATACAGGCCTGAAACAGAAGTGGCTTCTCCCGATAGTCTTGCTTCCTTTGCGGGCAAGGCAATCACTTCTGAGCATCCCCCCGTTCTTCTTGATGCCGAAAATACTAAAGACTACCAAGTAGGATTTAGCGGCACTGAAGTGGTGTACGACAATGGCTTTGTTAAGGCGGTGATGACAATCACCGACCAAGACACCATTGAACGCATTATGCGTGGCGATGCTCGTGAGGTAAGCGCTGGCTATAGGGTTAATTATGATCCTACGCCTGGCGTTACTGACGGTGGTGAGCATTACGATGGCATCCAAAAGGAAATCTTTGGTAATCACATCGCCGTTGTTCGTCGTGGCCGCGCTGGCCCGCAAGTGAAGCTTCATCTTGATCGCCAAGATGCCGCTGATCCATCTTTAATCCCCAATAATGAGGATCCATCTATGACTGCTAAGGTCAATTTTGATGGCGCCGAGTTCGAGGTGAGCGAGAGCGTAGCTCTGGCGATCACTAAAGAACGGGAAGACGCCAAAATGTCCTACGAGGACATGAAGAAAAAGTATGACGGCATGATGTCCGAAGCTTCCAAAATGAAGGAAGAAATGGACGCCATGGAAAAGGAAATGAAGGGCAAGTGTGATTCCGCTGAGGGTCGCGCTGATGCTCTGGCTGAGCAAGTGGAAGAGCTTTCCGCTGAACTCGCTGCTGCCAAGGAAATCAATCTTGATTCCATGGTGGAAGAGCGTGTTGCTCTCATCGAGAAGGCTAAGCCTGTGCTCGATGCAGCTTATGCTTTCGCTGGCAAAACTGCCCGTGAAGTGATGGTTGATTCCATTAAAGCAGTGCGTGGTGACGAGCTTGATCTTTCTGAGAAGAGCGACGACTACGTGCAAGCAATGTTTGACACTCTCGCTGAGGGTCGCAAAGATTCTGCTACCACTGATGAGCTGCGCAAAGCCGTAGCTTCTATTGCTTCTCCCGTTTCTGCGCCTTCGTCCTACATGGACATGCTGCAGAATGCCTGGAAGAAGCCCCTTTCCATCTCTAAGGAGGCTAAGTAATTATGGCCGTAACTTTCTCTGCTTCGGGCACCGCCTCCGCTGGTGGCGTGCAACAGAGCTACGCTCTCGCGCAAACTGCACTGCTGGAAGGTCAACTGTCTGACATCCGCGACAACACCATCGGTACCTACGTCAACCAGACTGGCGCCGTTGTTCCTTTCGGCAATCTGGCTGTGTACAACACTGCTGGTACTGTTGCCAACTCTGCTACCACCATTTCTGGCGCTTCTGACACTGTGCTGGGCGTTAACGTCCTCACCTACGTTGATGAAACCGCCCTTGACAGTAACAACCGTCCTGGCGTGAAGAATCAGCAAGCCATGAACGTGGCTAACGAAGGTGCAGTGGCCGTCTACGTGACCGGCGCTGTTACTCCCGCATCGCCCGTGCGTGTGCTGTATTCCGCTAGCGGCACTGGCAAGGCCGGTCAGTTCTCCCATGCTTTCGCATCGGGCAAAACTGTGCGCCTCGCTAACGCTCGATTCCTCACCTCCACCACTGGCAGCGGTCTCGCTGTTCTGGAGCTGAATGGTCCGAGCTTCACCCTCTCTGCTGATTCTTGATAGGAGGCTCTTAACAATGTCTGAATTCCGTATGGATGATGCGGGCCTGTTCCTTGAGCGTCAGCTTGAGTACATTCGCCCCCAAGTTTTTGAAGTGCAGTATGCGGATATTAAATATCCCACTGTGCTGCCCGTCACTGCTGAAGCTGGTCCTGGTGCCCAGACCTTCACCTATCGCATCATGGACTCCACTGGCGAGTTCCGTCTGATTGCCGACGCCGCTGATGACCTACCCCGTGCTGACATCAGCCAAGTGGAGAAGAGCATCAACATCCGTTCCTTTGGTGGTAGCTTCGGTTACACCGTGCAGGAACTGCGTGCCGCTCAAATGGCAAACATCGCTCTGGAGCAGCGTCGTGCTGCTGCTGTGCGCCGTGCCTATGAAGAGAAAGTGGAAAACCTTGCTTTCTTCGGCGAAAGCTCTGTGGGTCTCGCTGGTTTCTTCAATAACTCCACCGTGGATGTGGTTGCTGCTGACAAGTGGTTCACCACTACTGGCACCACTGCCCAGGAAATGCTTGAGCTGCTGAACTATGGCGTGACTGCCATCATCAACGGCTCCAAGATGAAGGAACAGCCCGACACCATTCTGCTGTCCTACGCAGATTACAACAAGATCAGCACCACTCGCAACTCCGATTCTTCGGACGTGACCGTGCTTGAGTACTTCCTGCGTACCAACCCCTACATCCGCAACGTTGAACCCATCAACCAGTTGGAAGCTGACAACAGCGTGCTGAACACTGACCGTATGGTTGTGTACAAGCGTGACCCTGAGAAGGTGCAACTACACATCCCTCAGCCTCTGGAACTGTTCCCGCCTCAACAGCGTGGTCTGGAATTCATCGTTCCTGCTCATGCTCGCGTGGGTGGCGTTGCTCTGTACTATCCCAAGAGCATGATCTACGTGCAGGCCTCTGCCTGAGGATAGTTAATCAAGAAGAGGGGCGTTAAGCTATTAGCAATTGTTTTTCTTGAACAATGCTGATTGCTTATCGTCCCGAACTTGAAAATCCCCCTCGTGATGCAGGGTTTGGCATTATTACCAAGAGCGGGCTCATTCAACTGACGCCCGGTCTTAATCAGGAAATTCCTGATGAGAAATGGAAGGAAGCGAAGGAAAATGGTACGGTCAAGAAGCTTCTTGCTATTGGTGCCATTGAAGAAATGAAAGAACAAGTGATGGTAGAAGACCTGCCTGAAAATGTTCAAAGCCTTAGCGAACTTCCCCTCACGCAAGCCATTCGCGCCATTGAACTCATCCATGATCCAGATCGTCTGGGTGATTGGAAGAAAATCGAAGGGCGCGTCCGCGTGAGGAATGCCATTGCAAAGCGCGTTGAAGCTATTCGCATTGGGAAAGCCTGATTATGGCAGTCACCTACGCAAGCTTTCTTGAGCGCTTCCCTGAATTCAGCCCACATCCTTCTGGCATTGTCAATGGTGCCATTACAGAAGCTTCCTACGATGCTTCCAGTGATGTGTTTGGGGATCAAACTGATAGGGCAGTAAAGTTCCTTGCTGCTCATATCATTGCCATTCAACTTGCTCAAATGGGCATTCAAATTGGTGCCACTGACGGCAAAGTATATGGCGAGGGGCTTGATGCCACTCAATACGGTCAGGAGTTTAAACGAATGACCAATAATCTTCCTCTTTCTTCCGTTGGGTTTGTCGTGTGAGCAATTATCTAGAGCCACTTGCAAATGCCACTTTGGTATTTAGTGTGGCGTCTGGATATGCGCTTGATGCAGAA